CCAACACGCAGACGGCGCTCATGGCGGGCCGCTACAAGCAGCTTTCTGAGATGACCGATATCGCCCCGTACTGGCAGTACGTGGCGGTCATGGACAGCAAGACGCGCCCCAGCCACGCAGCGCTGCACGGCAAGATATTCCGATTTGATGATCCGTTCTGGAACACCCACTTCCCGCCCTGCGGCTTTAACTGCCGCTGTGGCGTGCGGGCGCTGCGCGAGAGGGACATCGAACGACGAGGCTTGGACGTGCTCACAAGCGACGGCCTGCTAGAGGAAATCGAGCAACCGGTGGGGCGATCGACCCGGCCCGCCACAGTGTTCACGGACCCGACCACTGGCATGCGCATGGTGCCGGACCCGGGCTTTGGTCGACGTCCAGAGATTGCCGCTTGGTCCAGGTCCGGCTTGGCCGAGACGCTAGGCCAAAAGCTGGAGGCGGCGGAACCTGCGCTGGCGGCCGGCATCATGGTGGGCGATCCGCGCCTGCAAACGCCCTTGGCGCAGGCATACCGTCACTGGGCGCAGGAGGTGCTCGCCAGCGGTCGGTCGACGAATGCCTATCGTGTCCTGGGCGCGGTCACGCCAAAGGTGGTGCAGGTCCTCAAGGATATGGAGGTTGACCTAGTCAGTTCGGCCCTCGCCATTCGCGACGTGGAGCTGTTGCACCTGGCGCGCGAGGCGAAGAAGGGCCGCGGTGCGGCGATCTCCCGTGCGGATGTGCTGGACCTGCCCGCCAGATTGGCTAGTGCGCCTGCGGTGTTCTGGGATCTGGAGGATCCGGCGCTCGTGTACGTTTTACGCCAAAGCGGCCAGGACGCGGATAAGGCCGTTGTCCGCGTCAACTGGACGGCACGCGTTCGCACCGCTACTGGACGGGAGAGCCTCACCGCCAATGCGGTGCGCACGGCAGGCAAGGTCAAGGTCGGGGATCTGGAGTCCAAGCGCTACCGCCTGATTGACGGTGGCCTGGCGGAGGAATGAGGTGCTGCTGTGGAGGGGCGCCATTCCCCAGCTCGGTTTCCCTTATGGGGTGTCCCTCATGTAGCGGCCACGTGTGGCCCCTGCGAACAGCCCGGCGTCTTTCTGTCGTCACAGCAGCGAATCCAGTATAGCCAATGCACAAGATCACCATCATCTCCGAGGCAGTTTCCAAAGCGTTTTCGGCGCTGGAACGTGGCATAAAGGACGCAACCCCGCTCATGCGGGAGGTTGCATTCGTCATGCTGGACGCGGTCGAGGAGAACTTCGAACAAGGCGGCCGCCCAAAATGGCTGGGCCTGGCGCCCGATCGGCGCGAACCTGCCACGCTCAAACGCACGGGCCGCCTGCGCAACTCGATCACGCCATTCTTTGATGCGCGCTCGGCCATGGTGGGCACCAATGTCGTCTATGCCCGGATCCTGCAGGAAGGCGGCAAGACCAGCGCCCATGTCATCCGGCCACGCGATGCCAAGGCCTTACGCTTTAATGGCGGCTTCTATGCCAAGGTGAATCACCCTGGCTCGACGTTTCCGGCCCGCCCATTTCTGGCGCTCACCGAGGATGACAACCTGGAGCTGGAACTTGTCGGCCAGCGCTATCTGCAAGACCTTATCGACTGAATTCCAAAATCGGGCCGCTGAGGCGTTTAGACGGTCTACACCGCCCGATGTACTCCTTTCCGTGTAGGGCCGCTTTATAAAGCCATCCTGCCCCCTTGGTGGGCCTTCGGCAATCAAGGGATCGGGCCGCTAGCCGCAACGGCCTAGGCGCCGGGCGATTGACTCGCCCGCCGAAAGTTTTGCCCCTGTTCAAAATACGTTTTCGCGACATCTCGCCACCATGGCGGCATGACTTCGCAAACCGCCACATTCGCCCAGCCCCGCATTCCCATCTTCCGTGCCGGCACGCACACGAGCAGCGACGGCCGCCGCGTCACCATCACGGTCGCGGACCTGGAAGAAATCGCTGACAGCTATGAGCCCACGCTATCGCGTGCGCCGCATGTGATTGGGCACCCCGACATGGACCACCCCGCTTGGGGCTGGGTCAAGCACCTGACCGTCGATGGCGACTATCTCGTCATCGAGTCGGAGCAGGTCGAGCTGAATTTCGCGCAGATGGTCAACGAGGGACGGTTTCCCAACCGTTCTGCATCCTTCTACCTGGCCGACACGCCGGGTAATCCCAAGCCTGGCAGGAAGTACCTCAAGCACGTCGGCTGGCTCGGCGCCATGCCGCCCGCCGTCGTTGGCCTGCCGGCGGTCAAGTTCGCCGCCGACAGCCAGGCGCTGTGTTTCTCGTACCCCGCACCCGATGCGGATCATCCCAAGGAGTCCCCCCAAATGGAACAGACCGCCGAAGAGCTGCAGCGTCAGAAAGACGAGCTCGCTCAGCGCGAGCAAGACCTCAACACCCGCGCGCAGAAGATTGCGCAAGACCAAGCTGACCTCGATCGCCGCAAGGCTGAGGAAGAGCGCACCGAGGCTGTGCAGTTCGCCCAAGGCCTGGAGAAGGCGGGCAAGTTGCTGCCGACCGAAGTGCAGCCCGTGGTGGAGCTGCTGCTGGCGCAGAACAAGGACGCGCCGCTGTCGTTTAGCCAGGCCGGCACCGAAGTCAAGAAGCCTGCGGGCGACGTTCTGCGCGATCTGCTGGCGGCGCTGCCCAGCCGCATCGACTACCGAGAGAAGTCGGGCGGCAGTGGTGATTTGGGCGCCGCGGTCAGCTTTGCCGCGCCGGCCGGCAGCGTGATCGACCAGAACCGAGCCGACCTGCACACGCGTGCCACGCAGTACCAGCAGAAGAATCCGGGCATCGGCTGGGTCGATGCCGTCAAGGCCTGCGGCGGCTGATCACGGCCCGCTCTATCCCCAAACGTTCAACCCAAGGAGTTGTCCATGTCGCAAAAGATCTCCCTTCTGACCTTGTCGCTGGCGGCCGCAGGAGCCATCCAGGCCGACCGCTTTGTCACGCTGGCCGGCACCGTCGCCGCCGCGGGCGTTGCCGCCGACGGGGTCGCCTGCACCGATGCCAACACGGGCGAGTACTTCCCCTCTGACGTGCTGGGCACCTCTACCGTCGTGGCCGAAGCCGTCATCACCAAAGGCCAGCGTCTGCAAGTAGGCGCCACTGGCGGCGCCGTGCCGCGCACGACAGGCGTTCTGGTAGGCATTGCGCTGCAGGCCGGCGCGGTGGGCGAACGGATCGAAGTGCTTCTGATCCAGGGCGCAGACGCCGCGTAATGCAGCGGTCGGGTCGCAGCGCGGCCTGGCCATCTTCCCTTTCTCGCATTGAAGGACCACACCATGACCATGAATTCCCGCCAGGCCCGCGTCGTTGACCCGATCCTCTCCACCCACGCCCGGGGCTATCGTCAAGCAGGCCTCATTGGTCGCCGTCTGTTTCCCATCGCGCCGGTGGGCACCTACGGTGGCCAGGTAATCGAATTCGGCAAGGAGGCATTCCGCCTGCTGAACACCAAGCGCGCACCGGGCGCGGCCACCAAGCGCGTCGACTTCGGCTATGCCGGCAAGCCGTATGCCATCGTGCCATCGGGGCTGGAGGCCAAGGTGCCGCGTGAACTGATGGTCGATGCCAGTCAAGTACCCGGCATCGATCTGGCGACCCGTTCCCTGAATCTGGTGCTGCGCGTGACTTCGCTCTCGCATGAGGCCGAGTGCGCACAGATTGCTTTGAATGCGGCCAACTACGACAACGACCACAAGGTGAAGCTGGCCGGCGCGGATCGCTGGACCTCGCCCGATTCAGATCCGACCGGCGACGTGGAGATGGCCAAGGAAGCCATCGCCGACAGCATCGGCCTGGAGCCGAACCGCTTGATGATCAGCCGTAAGGCTTTGGCGGCCGCGAAGGCGCACCCCAAGATCATCGAGCGCTTCAAGTACACGTCCGCGCAGGCGATCACCATCCAGATGCTGCAACAGATCTGGGATATCGAGGAGATTGTCGTGGGCAGCGCCCGCGCGGTGGTGGGTGCCAATGACGCCTTCAAGGACGTATGGGGCACGGCGGTATGGCTGGGCTACGTGTCCAGCAATGAAGTCGCCAACGCCGAGGAGCCGGGCTTTGGATACACCTACCAGATCGAAGGCCATCCGGCCGTCGAGGAGCCGTACTGGGATAACAACGCCAAGAGCTGGATCTATGGCGTGTCCGATGACAACGCCCCGGTGCTTTCCGGCATGGCGGCCGGCTACCTGATCGAAGACGCGGGCGCCAAGTAAGCCCCTGCGCCCTCCGGGCTGCTCTCGGAGGGCTCACCTGAAAAGGAGCCCGCAATGCCTCTGTACACCGTACTGCAACCGATCAAGGCCGGCGGCAAGCTGTACCGCCCCGGATCGGAGTCGGTCGAACTGGACACCTCGGTTGCCGACGACCTGGTCAGGTCCGGCTACTTGAGCCTGGCGCCGGGTGTCGAACAGGCCGCTGCTCCGGCCGTGCCGGCTGCGCCTGTGCTTGTGATACCCGATCCCGAACAACTCAAGTCAGAACTGGCAATGCCCCCTGGCACCCCCATTCAACCGCCCGCAGAGCCTCCCAATGAGCCGGCGAGTAAACCGTCCGCCGCCAAGCCGCCTGCCGGGACCCCGCCAAAGATGGAGGGCAAGGCCGGACAGAAAGCGGGCAATAAGGCCGCCACCCCACGCAAGGTCGCCGCCAAGAAGTCCACGCCGGCGAAGCCGGCCTGATTCAGTCTCACTGCCCAAGGAGCCCACTTTGCTGTACGCCACCACACAGGACATGATCGACTCGTTCGGCGAGGAGGAGCTGATCCGCCTGACCGATACGCCGGCCGCGCCTGGCGTAATCGAGACGGCGGCACTCGACCGTGCGCTGGATCGGGCCTCGGCCGAGATCGATGGCTACGTCGCCTCGCGCTACCCCAAACCGTTCTCGCCGGTGCCTCGGATTCTGATCGGCGTGGCCTGCGACCTGGCGCGGTACCGGCTGATGGGCGTCGGTGGGCGGCTGGTGTCCGATGAAGGCCGCGATCGCCACAAGGACGCCATCAAGCTGCTGGGCATGATCGCCGACGGCAAGGTGAAGCTGGGCGCGGACGCGGCGGGAGAAGTCACCGAGTTTCGAGATGGCGTGCAGTTCGTTGCGCGCTCGTCCGTGCTGGCTGATGCGCTGAAGGACTTCCCATGAGCCCCGTGGTGCCTCGCGATATCTATACCCGGATCGAGCTGGCCATGGCAGCGCGTCTGGAAACAGGGCTACGCAGCATGGTCAAGAGCGTAACGACCTACAGCGGCGAGATGGACGACGACCTCGCGCGCATCGCCGCGGCCATGCCAGCGGCGTGGGTGACGTTTGGCGGGATTCTGGGCACGAAGCCCTACAGCACGTCGCAGCAGAAGTGGGTCGCAACCGGGAAATTCGTGGTCATGATCGGGCAGACCAGCATCCGCAGCGACGCGGCGGCGCGTCACGGCACGGGCCGCCCCAGCGAGATCGGCGCCAATGCGCTGGCCTGGGCGGTTCGGCGTTTGCTCATTGGCCAGGAACTGATAGATCAGGACGCCACGCTGCGCATCAATCCGCTGCGACCAGGCCGGGCCCGAACCCTGTTCAACACGCAACTGCAGGGCAGGCCGGTCACGGTGTACGCGGTGGAGTTCGAGACCGACTGGATTGAAGAGGCGTTGCCGAAACAGCGTTTCCCCTCTCGGGGCGAGGGTGGCAGTCCAGCCCAGGGCGACGACGCCATCTTCGACGCTTACCCGCCGGCCGCGCGCAGCGAAGCGGATCCGGACTTGTTGAGTGTCCACCTGCACCATCACCTGACACCGATGAAGGACCAGCCGGACGCCACCGACATTGTCCAATTTGAAAAGGAAGACGAATGAACCAAATCTCCATGCTGACTGTGGTGGCCGCGCCGGGCTTGAAAGTCCCGCGTGAAAACAAGCCCCGGTCCTATATCGCCGGCACCGCGTCGGTTCAGGTTCCCGCCACGGCCTACTACCTACGCCGCATCCAGTCCGGTGAACTGGTGCTGAACGCCAGCCGGCATCACGAAGTCCCGGCCGAGGCTTCCGCCACGGCTCAAACCCGCAAACCCTCGTCCAAGAAAGGAGCCTGATCGTCATGGCGAGCCCCAACATCTCTTTCGACCAGATTCCGTCGAGCGTGCGCAAGCCCGGCAAGTACTTCGAGTTCAACACCAAGCTGGCGGTGCGCACGCTGCCCGGCAACCCGCAGAAGATCCTACTGGTGGGCCAGCGCCTGGCGAGCGCGGCGGGTTCCGCTGTCGGCACCCTGGAACCTGTTGACGTCTTCTCGGACGTCGACGCGGCGGTCCACTTTGGTTATGGCTCCATCGCCCATCTTATGGTCAAGGCCGCCATCACCGCCAACGCCTACGCGCAACTGACGGTCATCGCCATGGAGGATGCCGCAGCCGGCGTGGCCGCGACCGGAAAGGTGACCTTGACGGGGCCAGCGAGCGCTGTGGGCGCCATGTCCGTGACCATCGCGGGTCAGCGCGTGGATATTGCCATCGACAATGGTGCCACGGCCGCCCAGATCGCTGCCAAACTGGTGGCCGCGATCGCGGCCAAGCCTGACCTGCCGGTGAGCGCCAGTGCCGCGCAAGGTGAAGTGACGCTGACCGCCAAGCACAAGGGAGCGTCTGGCAACGGCATCACCTTGGCCGCGTCGGTCCGTGCATCTGGCGCCGGCGCGGCCATCACCGCGATGGCCGAGGGTCAGAACGATCCTGACCTGGGCCCAGCCCTGGCCGCGGTGTTCGCCGCCGGCCACAACATCATCGTCTCGCCCTTTGCCACGGCCGAGGCGCTGACGGCTCTGCGCAGCCACTTGGACGCAGTTGGCCATCCGTTTGAACAGCGCGATGCCATTGGGATCGCCGGCACCGGCGCGACCTTGTCCGCCGCGTCCACGCTGGCTGACTCGATCAACTCCGGGCTGATTTCGCTGGGCTGGCACAACGGCTCCGTGCGGTCTGCGGCCGAGATTGCCGCCGGTTACGCCTCGGTCGTGGCCAGCGAGGAGGATCCCGCCCGCCCTCTGAACACGCTGGCGATCGCCGGCCTGGACGTCACGCCGATCACCGCCCGCCCGGGCCGGGTCGAACAGGAGAACGCCCTCTACAACGGCGTGACGCCGTTCGAAGTGGGGCCTGGCGACAAGGTGCAGATCGTGCGCGCCATCACCACGTACACCGTCAATCCGGCCGGTGTGGACGATGTGGCCCTTCTGGACCTGACCACGATGCGCACCTTGCACTACGTGCGCAAGGCGTGCCGTGAGCGGATCGAGCTGCGCTTCCCCCGCGAGAAGCTGTCCGCCAAAACCCCGCCCAAGGTTCGCTCTGAGCTACTGGACGTGCTGCTCAAGCTGGAAGAGTTGGAGATCGTCGAGGACGTGCAGAACAACCAGCAATGGTTGTTGGTTGAGCGCGACAGCCAGGACGTGAACCGTCTGAACGCCCGCATCCCGGTGGACGTCGTCAATGGCCTGCACATTTTCGCCGGCCGCATTGACCTGCTTCTGTAATCAACAAGGAGAGCCGCAATGGCATTAGAAGAATTCGCCGGGGCGATGGTCCTGGAAGTCGATGGCAAGGAAATCGAGGTGGTGTCCGTCGATCCCACCACGAATACGGGCGTCAAGCCCGTCAAGACCATGAATCGCGAGCGCCGCGTCAAGGGCTACGCGCTGGGCATCGTCACCTATTCGCTGCGGGTGACCGTGGTGATCCCGCTTTCCGGGGACATGAACTGGGATGAAATCCTGGGCGCAAAGCTGACGATTTTCCCGGCCAGCGAAGGCGGCAAGCGCATCAGCTACCTGGACTGCTGCACCGAGGAGGTCGGCGAAAGCTACAACGTCGACAACGAGGCGCGCCGTGACATCACCATGTTCGCTACCCGAAAGGTGGGCGAATGAGCGCCAAGACGATTACCCAAACGTTGAGCTTTGGCGTCGAGTTTGACGGCAAGAACCATGTCGAATTCGAGCTGCGCTTGTTCACGGCGGGCGACAACATCGCCGCGTTGATGGAAGTGGGGCCGGAAAATGGCATGCGGCTCAGTTGCGCCATGCTTGCCCGCGCGCTCGTGCGCTTGGGTGACATCCCCAAAGACGCTCTGACCTACGCCTTCCTGGCCGAGAACCTGGTCGACGATGACTTCGACGTCCTCATGCTCGCCCAGTCTGAGCTTAAAAAAAAGCTCAGGCTATCGAGCGCGAGCTCGTCCACTATCGTCAAGCCGTCGCCCTCCTTGGAAAGTACGGCTACAGCGAGCGACGTGTCCGGCGCATGACCTTCCCCGAGTTGGCCGGCACGCTCAAGGCGGTTGGCCAACTCCTTAATCCTCCAGGCCGGCGGGGCGCCGGACGCTCCGAAAAGGGAGCCAGGATCACTAGCTTGCGCCGCCGGCCTCCCACCACGAAGCCCGAACAATCATGACCGGCCGCGACCTACGCCTTGCCCTAGTCGCCACAACCGAAGACCGTGGCGCCACTGAAAAACTCCGACAGATCAACCGTGCCGTTGAGCGCGAGACTGAGCGCACCGGACGGCGTTCCGTCCAGGTGGCGGATCAAACCGCGCAGGCGCAGGAGCGCGCCGCCGCCCGTGGGCGCACCGCGGCAGAGCGCATGGCTCAAGACCGCGAGCGGCTGGGCATTCGCTCCGAAACTCGGATCCGCAGGGAGATTTCCCTTACCGAAGCCGCCTACGACCGACTCACGCGTAGCGGCCGGCTATCGGCCAACGAGCAAGGGCGGGCATTCGCCAGCATGCAGCAGCGCGTCCAGGCGTTGCGCCAGGAGATGCAGGCGACGTCCCAGCAGCAAAGTCTGGCCGAGATGTCGAATACCGCGTTCGCAGACCGAGACCTCGCGGGGCGCCAGCGCGGGATGGGCGAGCTTGACGCAGCAATCCGCAACGCGGTGCGTGTGGGTGGTGGAAGTCAGGACCAGGCCGCCAGTGCGTTGGACACAATGATCGCGGCGGGTGCGCTCAGTCAGGATGAGGCACTGCGTCTTCTGCCAACGATTCAGAAGAACGCGGTAGCCACTGGGGCAGATCCGAACGACCTGGCGAAAACGGCCAACCGTATGCCAGCCTTTGGTATCTCGGTGGCAGAGGTTCCCCGTGCGCTGGACATAGCGATCAAGGGAGGACAGGAAGGTGGCTTCGAGTTGCGTGATATGGCGCGCTGGCTGCCACAGCAGATGGCAGCGGCCCGATCTTTAGGGATGCATGGATTAAAGGACTTCGCATCTTTAGTTGCCGTCAACCAAGGCGCAATGATCACCGCAGGAACGACTGATGAGGGAGGCAACAACGTCGTCAACTGGGTCGCCAAGCTGGCGAGTAAGGATTTTTCCAACACTGCGAAGAAGGTTGAGATCTCACCCGGAAAGGGGATTGATGTCACCGGCACGTTCAGCGCCGCTCTTGAGAAAGGGATAAACCCACTCTATGCCTCTCTGGGAATCGTAGACCGGATAATGGCCAACAATAAGGAGTATCAGAAGCTGCAGGCACGAATTCAGACGACGACTGATAAAGGCGAGCGGGATGCGTTGTTGCAGGCTAAGGCCGATTTGCTCCAAGGCTCTGTAGTGTCAGAACTCTTTCCCGACCGCCAGGCTCTAATGGGGATGCTCGGCACTCTGAATAACGTCGACTACGTCAAAAGAGTCGATCGTGTTGCCTACAGTGAATCGGCGGGCACCGGGGAAACCAACCATCAACTGATTGCCTCAACGCCGTCCTACCAGGTGGAGCGCGCCAAGAACGAGGCCTTGTTTGCCGAGCAGGATGGCTTCAAGGGTTTGGCCAGCACGGTTGGCGAAGTGGCAGGCAAGCTCGCGGACTATGGCGAAAAGTACCCCGCGCTTGCCCAGGCCCTGGTATCCGCGACGCACTATCTGAACGCCCTGGCGGCGGCAGCGGCGGCCGCT